GCTTAGGCGCGGACTCTACGTGTTCCCTGACGGCTCGTCCAGTGCCAGTCCCGCGTTACGCATCGCCCGTTCGAGCAGCACGCGGTCGAGGTTCGGTGTCGGCACCCGCGCCGACGCGGGCAGGTCGGGCGCGGGTGCCGACGCCTGGCGCACCGCGAGCACGTTCGCGCCCTGGTACGCGGGATCACCAGTTAGCGCGATGTGCCCGAGATAGGCGCGCGTGATCCGACGCGCTGACCGGTCGCCGTTCCACTGCTCGCCGCCCGGCATGGGCGCGAAGCCGACGCTGGCGTCGATGGCGCCGTCAGCGGCGAGCGCCAGCATGTCGTCGCCGCGCGGTGTGCGGCTGATGCGCAGCTCGGCGACGAGCCCTTCCGGCCGGTCGGGATGCAGCGCCATGGCGCGCCCGACGACAGCTTCGACGTTATGCGCGAGGTTCACTTTGACGCGGTTAGCGCGGCGCTCGACGCCTGCGAAGGCGCCCGGCGCGACCGACTCGCGCACCATCCGCCCGCGGTCGCGCACGATGGTTTCTTCGTCGTAGGGGACGGCGATCATTTCGATGATGCGCTCGGGATAGTCGACGGTCATCGGGCCGGCCGTGCGGTACAGCAGCGGGCGACGCAGCGCGTCGTCGACGTAGTCGGCCAGCTCTTCGAGTTCGTGCGCGTCGGTCATTTGAGGACCCCTGACAGTGTCGAGTCGCCGGTCGTCGACGCCAGCCCGAAGCGCTCGGCTTCGCGCACTTCTTCGACGGTCACGACGCCAGTGCGAAGGTAGATTTCCCACGTCTGCGCCCGTTCGAGCGGCCCGGGCCGCACGTACTCGTCGCGGTTCACTTCGACCGTCGTGCCGCGCGGCACCAGCCACTGCGACAGCGCCATCATCACGCGCTGCGCCTTCGGCCGTAGCCCGCCGCGCCAGTGATAGTCGAAGATCGACGACACGTTCGAGTACGTCATCGAGTCGCCGCCCGACGGCAGCCCGAGCAGGAACGGCGGCACGCCGAGCGCGACCGACAGCTTCGCTTCCGTGTACGCCGCCAGCTCGGCCAGCGCGCTCGACAGCGGGTCGGTCTGCGTCGGCTTCCATGTGACGCCACCCGACAGGATCGCCGGCAGCCCGAGCTTCGACATGCGGGCGATCAGCCACTGATCGTGTAGGTCGCCTGCCTGTTTCGCCGTCAGGTCGTCTTCGGCTTCGAGCACGCTCGACGGCACCGCGCCGCCCTGCACGAACTGCGTCAGGTAGCGCAGCAGCACCCGCGCCGCGACGAGCCGGGCGCCTGACGCGTCGAGCGGCCCTGTCCCGCGGGCATTGTCGACGGTCGTGCGGTAACGCAGGTGCAGCACGTCGTCGGGATCGAGCGGCAGCCCGCCGATCGAGTAGTCACGCAGCCCGCCGCGCCCGAAGTCGACGTTCACGGACCAGGGCGGCGCCACATGGAACCGCGCCGGCCATCCGGTCCCCGGGCCATTCGGTCCCGAGTAGCGCGCCGTACAGATGACGAACGCTTCGCCGAGTTGAAAGTCCCACATCAGCGAGTGCGCGAACGTCGACCAGCTCGTGTACTGGTCAGGATCAGGGTTCGCCATCCATTCGTCGGGCAGCGTCGGCGACGCGCCGACGAGATAGGGCGGCATCGACGCGAAAACGGACGCGTTGAGATCGAGCCCCATCCATGCGACGTCGGTCAGCTCTTCGACACGGCCGCCCCATAGCGGCACGTTCCATTCGGACGGCCAGCCGTCCCACGCGCTCGGGTGAATCCGCGACGGCGGCCAGGGCGGCGCGGGCGTGTCGAAGCTGGCGCCTAACACGATGGCGGGCGGCGTCGCCGTCGGCGGCGTGTAGTCGTCAGGGCCGACGGTCGGCGGGTCGCCGGGCGGGTTGCCGTTCGGCAGGTCGGCGTCGCTCGCGGGCGCCGTCGAGTCGTCGGGTCGCAGGGATCGGGTGTCGAGTCGGGCGAAGCGACCGTGTGCGTCGCGCGGTGTTCCCTCGTGTCCCCCGTCTGCGGGCATCGAGGGAACAGTACGCGCAGCGCGTGGGATGATGCGACCTATGACACCCGAAGAGCCCGAGACACCTGCCGAGCCCGAGCAGCCGGTCGAGCCCGAGCCCGAGCCGGCCGACTGACGCCGCCATGTCGCTGCTGTGGATTCAGCCGAACAAAGAGTGCGTAAACGTCGGCCCGATCGTCGTGCGTAGCGGCGAAGAGCCCGAGCCGGAACCCGAGCCCGAGCCGGAACCTGAGCCGGAACCCGAGCCGGAACCCGAGCCCGAGCCGGAACCTGAGCCGACGTGAATCACAGCCACGTGAACACGGTCGCGAACATCGTCACGGCCGTGTGCGCCGTGCTGCTCGCGATCAAGGTGCTCTAGGCACTTCGCCGGCGGTTCGTATCCGAAACGTTCGCATCGCGAATCGCCGGCCAGATGCCTACCGGATCGCCGGGTTACGGCGCGGGCGATGCGCCGCGGCGAGCGCCCATGACGCCGCCCGCACGAGATCGCTGCGGGCGCCTGCGACGACGGCGAGCCCGCCGACGGCTTCGGTCACTCGCACGTCGGCGATCTGCTCGGCGATCTCGACGCTGTCGTGCACGAGCGCCCGGTCGGCGACCAGCTCGCGCAGCAGCGGCAGCGTCGAGCGGGTCAGCGTCGACGTGCCGGCCGACCCGCGGATGCCGGGCGGCAGCCGCACGAGCAGCGACGCGCCGACGGTCAGCCGGAAGCCGTCGTGTCCGTGCTGTAGCCGGCGCAGGTCGTCGAGCGCCTGCTGCCATGTCGACACGATCCAGCCGTCGAGCCCGAGCCGTTCGTCGGGCTGCACGCACACGGCAGCGATCGCCGCGCCCATGCCGGCGTGATCTTCGACGGCGACGAAGATGCGATCGGGATCGTCGGCGACGTCGCCGCGCAGCGCGTCCCACTGCTCGACGTCGATCAGCGGGTCGCCTTTCGCCAGCCGTAGCCGTTTGCCCGGCCATTGATTTAGCCACTGCGTGCGAAAGCTCGCGATCGGGTCGGGCTCGTCGACGTCGACCGATTCGCCGCGCAGGGCGGCGTCGAGCCGGGCCGCGATCAGGCGCTCGCGCTTGTCGGTCCAGTGCGGCGACGCCAGCCGCCAGGCGCGCCGGTCGTCGAGCGCGGCGTCGGGTGGCGCCGACCATTCGACGAGCAGCGCGCCGTCGCCCGTGTGCAGCTCGGCGAACGCTGACGCGCGCCGCCCGACCATCAGCGCCGTCGCCCGGCGATGCGCCGTCGACACGAGCAGAATCTGCGAGTCGGTCGCTTCGACGGTCGTCGGCTCGATGCCGTCATCGACGACCGACGCAGGGACTTTCCACGCTTCATCGACGGTCGCCATCGTCGCCGTCACGCCGTAGACACCCTGCTGCGAGCGGATCAGCCACCGAGAGCCCGACCACAGCTCTTCGATTTCCTGCTGCCCGTTCACTTCGCGCACATGGAACGCGCCGGGTTCGCGCTTCGCCAGCGTGCGAAACGGGCGCTGCATCTGCACGACGACGTCGATGTCTTTGCCGGTCGACAAGATCGTCTGCTCGGCTTTGAAGAGCTGCCACGCTTCGAGCCGCCAGCCGCACAGCGCCGCCATCGCCCACGTCTTGCCGAGCTGGCGCGCCAACGTCAGCAGCGCCAGGTCCCACACGAGCGCGCCGTCGACGTCGTGTTCGAGCAGCCGTCGGAAGAGCAGCCGCTGCCACCAGCGCGGATGACGCCCGCGTTTGATGTACGCGAACGCTTCGACTTCCGCGCCGTAGCTGCCGACGGCGCGCGGGTGCGGGCATGTCATCAGCCGCGGCCAGGTGGCGTCGTCGGGCACGTGCAGCAGCCCGGTCAGCCACGGCACGTCGAAGCGCTCGAACGGGACGGGCTCGGGCTCGACGACAGGCACCAGCGACGACGGCGACACGACGGCGCCGCCGAGCGCCGCGCCGAGCTGCCCGCCCTGCTGCCGGGCACACGGCGCACAGCTCGGCACGAGCACGCAGCAGCCCGAGCCGGGCACGTGCTCGTGCAGGGCGAGCGACGGCTGATGGTCGGCTTCGGTCGCGACGGCCCGCCCGCAGTGCAGGCACGGCGGCCCGCCTTCGAGCAGCTCGCGCCGAGCCCGTTCGTACCCGCCGCGCCGGTAGTGCCCGGCCCGATTCGCCTGTGACGCCCCTGTCACGCCGCGCAGGGTACGCGACGACGCACGTCCGTCGCGGCCCCTGCACGGCAAGGGCTACGTTTCGTGCGTGCCTGACAGCGCTGCCGAGCCGCCGTCCGATTGCGCGGCGACCGACACAGGATTTCGTCGGTCGCCTACCGTGTCGGGTTGTAAACCGCGCCGGTGCGGCACAAGCGTAGGCGCCGCCGATGGCTGACGAACCGGTGTCCGATTCCCTCACGATCGTGATCCACCTACCGCAACGGTTCGACCGGATCGTCGCCGTGATGCGCGTGCTCGGCGAAGAGTGGCCCGACGCGACGACCAACGGGCTAGCCCGGATCGAGATCCCCGCTGATGAGTAACGAACCGCTGATCGATTCCCAGCCATGACCGACGACAAGCGCCCGACGCATCTGCTCGTCGAGCCGGGCGACCGGCGCACGCTGTGCGGACTCGACGCCCGCGAGACGTTCCCGCAGATGCTCGCCCGTCACCTGCCCGCCCACCGCGCCGGGCACGCCAGCGTCGGCCGCACGAAGCTCGTGTGCGAAGACTGCGAGCGGGTGGCGACCGAATCGGGCGCCACGTGACGCGCGGCCCCATGCGCCCGAGTGAGAGCTTCGAGCGGTACCGGCAGCGCTACGCACACGAGCAGGCACGGCGGGCGCTGCTCGCCCATCGACGGCTCGCCCGCTACGCCGAACGGCGCGGGATGCTGTCGCAGCTCGTCGCCGTCAGCGTGTGGATGCTCGAACGCGGTGGCGCCGACGCCTTCGCCCGCTTCGAGCGCAGCCTGCCTGACGTGTGACGGGCGTCACGGCCGAATTTGCGTTCTAAGGCTCGCAGCGGCCCCCATGGTCCCTGACGTACCCACCGGCAGGGAACGCGGCGCTACGGGCGAAACTCGGGCCGATCCGGGCCGATCCGGACCGAACGGCGACGAAGCCAAGAGGGTACGAAGCCCGACTAGGGGGCAGTGCGGCTGTGGGCGCCAGAAAAATCCGAACGCGCGTTCGATGATCGCGCGAGTCGCGCGTCGCGCGCGTCAGTCGACGATCGCGATGATCGACAGCACCAGCGCGACGAGCGACACGATGACGGCGCCGAGTGCGACGAGCACGGGCGTCAGGTCGGCACGCATGACGAAGCTGTCGGTTGCCAGCAGCTCGACGTGCCCGTGATCGTCAGGGGGACCGACGGCTTGCGGCCCTTCGGCGTCGGGTGTCGTCATGGCGTCGAGTCTGTCACGGCGTCGCCGCGGTCCAGCTCGTCGAGCAGTGACAGCACGCCGTCGGCTAGCTCGAAGGTGACGCACGGGTGACGGCAGTAGCTGCACTGTGCGCACCTGCCCGGCCATGCGTCGTCACCCTGTTGCGCCGGATCGTGCGCCCGCCGCATCTCGTATGCCAGCAGGTACAGCGCGGCGTAGCTCACGGCTCGGCTCGCATGGCATCCAGTGCAGCGGGCGTCAGCAGCAGACGCACGCACACGAGCGGCACGCCGTACGCGGTCAGCTCGACGACGACGGACTGCACGTCCCGAGCGTCGAGCCCGTAGGCGTCGAGCACGCGCTGCCCGAGCGCTCGCACGGCGGCGTCGGATGCCGGCCCGTGCGGCCCGTCATCCACAGCGAAACCCACAGCGTCGACGCATGGGACACGGCACATGGCACACGGGGATACGGGACACGGGAAGACGGGACACGGGATTCAAGATCCCTTGTCACCAGTGTGCGCATCGGTGTCGACACTGATGTCGACATCAGTGCGGATGCCCGCTGACCTGCGGATGTCGCCCGCTTCGTCGGGTATGTAGCCCGCCGAGCGCAACCATAGGTCGACCGGCATCTGCTCGACGACGGCACGCCGCAGCTCGGGCGAGCTGACACGCTGCCACTGTCGCCACATGCCGACGATGGCGCTCGGGTTGCGCGGCGGATCGTGCTTCGTGATCGTGCGAATCAGCAGCTCGGCCGTCTGCTCGTCGACGAGCACGAAGCGCCGTTCGGTCAGCAGGTCGAGCGCCTTGCCGATCTCGTCGATGTGGACGTGAGCGACGCCCGACTGCCAGCGGCGCGGCGTGAACGGCACGACGCCGAGCAGGTTCCGGTCGGGCGACGACAGCAGCACGATGTACAGCCACTGCGCCGGCATGTCGAGCTGCCGGAAGTCCGGATCAGACCAGGCGCTCGACTGCACCTTGCCGAACGCAGCCATCAGGCGCCACCTTCGAGCAGGCGCCCACAGCCGGCACACACGCCGTTCACGTCGGGCGCCGGGTAGTCGCAATCGCACCAGAGCCGCACCGCGTGATAGCCCGAGCGGATGCACGGCCGGCACAGCTCGGCGACGCACATGCGCCCGCACGCGGCACACGGCGACAGCCGGCGCGTCGTCACGGCCGTGCCCTGTCGGCCAGCTCGAAGAGCATCGCCCGCAGGTCGAGCAGCACGTCGCAGACGTCGCAGCGATGGTCCGACGTGTGCGCCGCCATCGTGTGCCCGCACGTCGGGCATGGCGCGTTCAGCTTGACGCCCGGCCCGACGGCGGCGCATCGGTCGGCGATGATCACGGCTCGACCTGCCCGAGCCCGACGTGCTCGCACACGGCGGTTAGCACGCGGTGTGCGGTGCCGAGCCCGTCGGTCGTCTGGTCCTGCGCTTTCACCAGCTCGTCGATCACCTGGTCGAGTTCGGCGTGATAGCGCCGATGCAGCAGGGCGTCGCCGTACACGCAGCCACAGCGCCGGCACGTGCGATCTTGCAGGTCGCCCGTGTCGAGCAGCGTCACGGCTCGCCCGCGTTCGCTTCGCGCCGGGCGATGTCGCCGTATGCCGACAGGGCGCGGGCTGCCGCGGCGTCTGCCTTCCCGCGTTCGATACGGCGTCTGATCTCGACGCACATCGGGCAGCCGGCGCCGTCGTGCAGCACGCCGTCGAGCAGGTGATCGTGTTCGAGCGTCATGTCGGCGACGGCCCGCGTTTGATCACGAGCGGCGCGTCGTCACGCGAGCGGTAGCGGCGCCAGTCGGGCAGGTGTCGGCGCAGCCCGCCCGTGCGCCACTTCGATGACGTCAGCTCGGGCGCATTGCAGCCGGGCAGCACGTCGACGAGCACGTCGACCGGCACGGCCTGCACGGGCTCGCCGTCGAAGGTGATCAGCCGCTCGGCTAGCTCGGCGATGACGTCGTGGCCGCGCCAGCGCTCGGGCGCATAGCCGGGCGCCAGGTGCACGACGTCGCCGTACGCGGTTTCGTAGTCGGCTCGCGGGTCGTCGCGGTCGGCGAGCCGCACGGCCGCGTCGTCGGCGACGAGCTTCATCAGCTCGCCGAGGGTGCGCTGCACGTGCCCGAGTTCGAGCCACAGCGTCACGACGTCGTCGACGTCGTAGTCGGCCGTGCGCCATTCGCCGTCGATGTCGAGCAGTGCGTCGAGCACGACGTCGGTACGACTTAGCGCCATGGCGCGAGCCCCATGCGTCGGTACGCCGCGGCAGCACACGCGACGTTCGTGTCGGCGTCGGTCACGTTCGCCGTCGTCAGCCCGCACCATTCACGCCAGCGCCCGGCGCCGGCCCGCAGGTTGAGCCCGAGCAGCCCGCCCCCGAGGTCGTCGCTGTCGACGACGAAGCTCGTGTGATCGCAGCCCGACTCGCGCCGGGCGATCCGCACGAACGTAGCGACGGGCAGCCCGTGCTCGACGAACAGGGGCACATACGACTCGCAGTCGCCGGGCGTCACCGCGTGCGTCGTCGGCTGATCGGCGAGCAGCGCCTGCCCTTCGGCCGTATCAAGATACGCGATGGCGGCGTCGGGATCGTCGGCGTGCCAGCCGAGCCACGCCCGCACCTGCGCGGGCGTGCACGCGGTCAGCGGCACGAGCAGTAGCAGCAGCAGCACACGTTTCACGGGTCGCCCCCTTCGGCGTCGAGTTCGGCTTGCCGGGCTTCGGCCAGCCATTCGGCGTCGAGCGCGTCTTCGGCGTCGAGCATCTCGGCGGCGATGACATACGCAGGGCGCCCGTCGTCGTCGGGCTCGTCGATGTCGACGCCGACGTCGATGTAATCGAGCGACGCCGCCGACGTCGAGCCCGCTTCGAGCGGGTCGGCGTCGTAGGCGGGTCGCAGGTCGAAGCGGGACAGCTCTTCGGGCGTGTAGCCGACCGTGCAGTCGGCGAAGATCAGGCGCGCCAGGCGCGACGTCGCCCGGGCGACGAGCATGTCGGACGGGTACTTTTTCCACACGTCCTTGGTCAGCAGCCCGGCGCGCTGTGCGTCGGCAATTTCCCACACGACACGCGCCGAGCCGAGCCCGTCGGCCCGCTTGCCTTCGACGATGCAGCGCTGCGACGACGTCTCGACGAAGTGCAGAGCGTGCCCGTTGCGGTAGATCAGGGCGCGCATCAGCTTCGCCGAGCACGACGGCGTGCCTTCGATGATGAAGACTTCGCGCAGCGCCGTCATCGGTCGAAGCCCGAGTTCGTGCCCGTAGACCATGACGGCGAGCGCGGCGTCGGGTCGGCCGCGCAGCGCCTTCGGGACCATCTCGCTGTGCGTCGTGCGCTGCGCCAGCCGGTACAAGAAGTCCACATGTGCCAGCTCGGGCGATCGCTCGGGCTGCTCGGGCACGGCGGGCAGGTCGTCACTCACAGCGGCCAGCCGTAGCGGTAGTTCGAGTTCCGGTCGCTGGCGTCACACGCCGCGCACGGCACGCCCGGCGCTTGCCCGGCACAGCACACGTGCAGCGGGCAGCCGTCGCCGTCGGTCGACCAGGCCGGACGCCCGCACACGGCGCACGGCCCGAGCGCGGCGCGCCCGGGCTCGTGCCCGGCACTGTTCAGCACGGCGCCGATCGGCAAGTCGGCGACGTCGATCGCGGCGAAGTCGCTCGATCCGTCGCGGTTCACGCGGCGCTGCCAGCGCCCGCCCGTGTCGAGATACTCACGCAGCAGCGCCAGGTTCAGCAGCGCCCACGGGTACAGCCGATCGGCGTCGGGCTCGGCTTCCCACCCGTAGATCATGAAGTCGCCCCATCCCTGACGCAGCTTCGCCATCTCGGTCGTCGCGCCGTTCGGGCGTGACAGGCGCACAGTGAACTGCCGCAGGTACTGCGCCAGCCGCAGGTTCGTCGTGCCGTCACGCATCAGCCGGCGCCGAGCCCGGCACGCGATGCGCTGCCCGTTGCCGAGCGTGCCGACCATCATGTCGGTGTTGCGTCGAGCGTCGTCGTCCCATGACGCGACGGCGACGCGCACGACGCCGAGCGCAAGCTCTGCGTACTGGTCGCGGAAGCGCTGCTGCCAGGCGAAGTCTTCGACGTACAGCGCATCAGTCGTCATCGGTCGCCCCTTCGATCTGGCGCTGCTGGCGCCGCTCGGCTTGCGTGATCTCGGCTCGGCGTCGGGCTTCGCCGTAGATGATTCGGTCGACGGCGATCACGAGCCCGAAGCCCGGCGCCGACGTATCGATGCGCCCGCGGTCCCACACGTCAGCGCACGTGCAGGTCGCGCAGTGCAGCCGGCGCACGGCTACAGCTCGAAGGTCGACGTCACGTGACGCAGACGGCGCACGCCGTCGTCGTCTTCGATCAGCTCGATCGGGCGCACGACCTGCTCGACGGTCACGAAGGCGTGACCGTGCTCGTCGTCGTCGATGATCAGCTCGACGACATGATCGACCGGCACGCCGACGCGGGCGAGCAGGTCGTCGGCGATCCGACGTGCTTCATGGTCGCGCCGGTAGCTCTCGACGTCGATCACGCGCCGCATGGCTGCGCCTTCGGCCCGTCGACGATCAGCTCGAAGCGCAGGTGCCCGCCGACGGCGTCGACGTGTCGATCTTCGGCCGCCTGCGTCGTGAAGACGGCGCCGCACGCCATACAGCGCGTGTGATACGGCGCCCGGGCGACCTTGTGCGTCGAGCGTGTCGATGCCGGCACGGCGACGCCGAGCGCCTTCGCCTCGGCGCGGGACAGACGGGCCGCGGTCACGACGCGCGGTCGAGATAGGCGTCGATGTCGGCCGGACGCACCTTGCGGCGCCCGTTCACGTCGAGCCCGCGCAGCGTGCCTTCGTCGAGCATCCGGCCGACCGTCCAGCGCGACACGCCGAGATACCGGGCGACCTGCTCGATCGTCATCAGCGGGCGGTTGTCGACGATCATCTTCGTGCGCTCGACCATCCGCTCGCGGCTCGCCGCCTTCGACGCCTTGCGCGCCGTGCCGGTCTGCGGCTGCGTGTTCCCCCGTGTTCCCTGCACCATGGTCGCCACGGTAGGCACACGCCAGGCGGGCACGCAAGCGTCAGCCGCGCGAAGGTGGTAGCCCGTGACGCAGGCAGACTCTTGCGAGGGACAGTGAACGGGTCTACGGTCGGCCGTGTGTCACGAAGAGCGGGCGCTTGCGGGACCGAAGGGGTACGGGCACGTGTCGAAACTGGGGGTTCAGAGTGAATCAGCCGCAAGCCGCTACGCAGTGCGTTGCATCGTGTAGCAGATTTGTAGTTACATGGGGAACGTATGACGACAGCATCAATCGGCGGCGCCGCAACCGCGATCGGCAACATGGTTCGCGATCGACGGATCGCTCTAGACCTGACGAAGTCGGAAGCGGCGCGGCGGGCGGGCGTGTCACGGCGCACATGGCACGAGATCGAAGACGGTCTGCGGGCGACGTCGTCAGCCGAGACGCTGGCGCAAATCGATCAGGTACTCGATCTGCCCGAAGGCACGCTGTACGCGATGACGTCACGAAGCGCGCACGACAAGGTCGAAGCATTGCGACAGCAGGCGATCGACCTTGTGCGGCTGATGTCGAGCGACGAGCTACAGGTCTTCGTCGACACGCACGGCGTCGAAACCGTGCAGACGCTGCTCGCCCGACTCGAAGCGCAAGTCGAAGGGCTACGTCATGACGTCGCCGGGCGGACGAAGCCCGGCCGTCGCACGGCTAGCGCCTGATGACGTTCCCGATATCGAGCAGGTCGCCTTGCTCGTGCGTAGTGCCCGCATCCTGTGGGATGCGCGCCACATCGACGGTCACGTGCTGCCCCTAGGACAGGTGCTGAATGGCGGTTGAAATGCGCGTGGCGACACCCGCGGGCGACGAGCTGCCGGTCTACAGCGACGCACAGCTCGCCGAGCTGCTCGGCCCGCACGACAAGCGCGTGCTCTCGGCGAATCTGTCGCTGTCGTGGGTACGCGGACCGATCCTGCTCGCGCTGTACTGCGAAGGCGCGGTCGAGGATGCTTCGGGCCGGGCATCAGGCGTGCTCTTCGAGCGGGCGAAGCGCTACGGGCTGCGCGCCGACATCAAGTCGACGGCGATCTCGAATGCGCTCGACGCGCCCGCCTTCGATTTGCTCGTCGAGCGCCGGAAGGGTCCGCGCAAGACGTACAGCATTCGTCTTGTCGGGCTCGCCGAGCGATGGCTGCGCTTCCTACCTGACGACGACGAGATCGAGTCGGCGCCCACCGCGGGCGCCGACGCGACGGGCTCGGACGACGCCGCTGCAACTACGGCGCCCGAGCCCGAGCCGGAAGACTGCCCGGGCGGGACAGTCGGCGAGCCCGGGGACGCGTCCGCCCGCGTCGCCGGGCTCGCGCCGGCACCTTCGCCGGTCGAGTTCGAGCTGACGAACGCCGTCGCGACGGCGCTACTGACGCAGGTCGTCGAGATCATCAGCACGGGCGCGGGCGCGGGCCCACAGCTCGGGCGGCTACAGCTCGACGTGCAGGCGCTCGAAGAGCGGCTCGGCACGCAGGTCGCCTACGTCGACAAGCTGCGTCGGCAGGTACGCGAAGCGGGCGACGAGATCACGGCGCTGCGTGTCGAGCGTGACGGGCTGCGTCAGCGGGTCAAGAGCGCCGAGCACAACCTGACCGTTGCCATGTCGGCCGACGCGCAGCGCATCATCGACGCCGAAGTGCAGCGCCAGCTCGATCGCATCATGCGCCAGTCGCCGAACGGCGAGCACTCGAAGCGGGCGTCGTCGATCGCATGACGCATCAGGTCGAGATCGTGCGTCAGGAACACGGCGCTGTGCGGGCGAAGCGTTACCGTGCCGAATGCTCGTGCGGATGGATCGGCGGCGTCTGCGATCACCCGAAGACGGCCGAAGCCGACGGCGTCGATCACCTGCGCGACACGGTCGAATGCACCTGCCCCGATCGCTTGATCGACAGCGTGCGGCGCACGGTCGGACACCCGTACATCATGTGCCCGTTCTACGGGCAGACGACGCCGCTCGACGTGTCGTGATCGAGCTTTACCCGCGGGTGCCGGTCATCCTGCCGCGGCACCTAATCCCGAGCGTCGTCGTCGTCGTGCTCGCATTGGTCGGCCCGAGCTTCGCGCCGGCCGATCCCTGCCAATCGACGGACGGCCCGCAGTTCGCCTGCTGGATTCGTGATCACACGGCTACGTAATCCGTCGCACTAAGGTCGCCAGCATGGCATTGCAGACGACACGTATCGACGACCTGACCGGCGAGCCCGACGCGACGTCGGTCGTCATTACCGTCAACGGCGAAGGCGTCGAGATCGACCTAGCGGCGAAGTCCATCAGCGCGCTGACGAAGGCGCTGGCGCCGTACTTCGATGCGGGCACGGCGTCGAAGTACGGCGTCGAGCGCAAGGGATTCAGTAAGCGCCGCATCGATCGGCCGCCGAGCGACGTCGACCCGAAGCTCGTGCGGGCATGGGCCGACGCGAACGGCATCGACGTCGGGCGGCAGGGGCGCGTGCCGAAGGCGATCGTCGACCAGTACCTGCGCTCGTGACGATCGGGCGCCGATCGCCCGCACCCTAGTGACCCCCCACCATTGCGTCATGACGAAACAATCGCCTGATGACGCGACGAAGGCGCCCGGCCCACGTGCCGAGCGCCTTCGTACGGGCTGTCACGTTCGCCCGCGGGCGACGCTAGCGATCTCGCCGACGCGCCTCGCGCATCCCGACGAAGAGCGCCAGTCCGAGCGCCAGCACGAGCACGATCGACGCCGCGAGCGCGCTCACTTCGGGCCGCCGATCTCGACGACGGCGCCTAGGTACGGCGTCGTGTCGACGTCGTCGCCGCGCATGTCGTGCGTGTAGGTCGTCGCGAGCACGGTCGAAGTCTCGCGGTGACCGGCGAGCCGCTTCTGCACGGCGAGCGGCAGCCCGCTGTCGGACAGCATCGACAGGAAGGTGTGCCGGTAGCCGTTCGGCGAGATCAGCCGCGTGTCGGTGTCACGGGCGATCGCCCGGGCGCCGTGTTCGATGACGTAGCGCGACAGGAAGGCGCCGTGCTCGTCGGCGAAGACGTAGGGCGTGATCATGCCGGCAGCGTGCTGCTCGTCGAGCTGCCGGCGCAGCACGGCGACCAGGTCGGGCGGCAGCGGGATCGAGCGCTTGCCTTCGTCGCCGTAGCGCGACGTCTTGACGTCGTCGACGACGTGCTCGGCGCCCGAGTCGTCGCGCTCGACCGATCGGCGCACGTGCAGCCGGGCGCCCGGCAGGTCCACGCAGTCCCATCGCAGCGCCCGCACTTCGCCCGGGCGCAGACCGGCGAGCAGCATCGTCAGGAACGCAGCGCGCAGCGTCGTGTGATCAGTGACCAGGAAGCGCCGCACGGTCGCGAAGTCGGCCGGCATCAGGTGACGCGTCGGGCGCTGTGCCTTCGGCGCGCCGGGCGTCTTCGGCGGCATCGGGCTCGCCGCGATCCATTCAGCGTCGACGCAGTAGTCGAGCACGCGCCCGAGCACGGATCGCAGCTTCGCGATCGAGCCGGCGCCGTAGTGCTTCGTCCACGCGGCGAGCACGCCGCGCAGCGACGCCCGTGTCAGCTCGGCGACAGGCTTCGGCCCTAGCTCGTCGACGATGACGTCGAGCGCCCATGCGTAGCCCTGCACGGTCGCCCCGCGCCGGCCGACGACGGCGATCGCTCGCCAGGCTTCGGCCGCTTCGGCGACGGTCTGCTCGACGCTCGGCTTCGAGCCCTGCTGCAAGGCGACCTCGGCCGCGGCGATCGCTTCGGACTGCGACGGCCGTGTGATCGATGCGCGCTTGCCGTCGATCGTGCCCTGCCAGCGCCATGCGCCCGAGTCGAGCAGCTCGACGGCGCCGCGCCCATAGCCGAGCGCCACACGCTTCGTCTTCGTCTTCCTGGTCATGTGCAATCCCTTCGAGTCGGCATCGCACATGGTCTGTGCGATGCGGGTCGAAATGATGCTACAGACTGCGTAGCACGGTCGAGTGAAAGTGCAGGTCAGCGGGCATTTCCGCAGGTCGCAGGACCTCTGTCGCTTCTATCTTCTGGATGTCTGATGCGACGCGTTCGGGCAGGTCAGAGCGCTACGGCGTCGAGTGACTGCACACGGACATGTGCGATCAGGGCGCGTCGGGCGGCGACGGCGGCTCGTCGTCGTCTCGTGCTGCGTGCCCCCGCGACCCGCGCCCGCCGACGAAGCCGACGATCGCGCCGATGATGACCGACAGCAGGTCGGCGACGTGCTTCGCTTCGTCGGCCGTGTCGGCTGCCGGGTTGACGGCTTCGACGACGACGATGCCGATCGTCGCCAGCACGATCACGACGCAGACGGTCAGCGCGAGCCCGAGCACGACCAGGTCGACCGTCTCGCGCTTCGACGGGTCGATCGACACGACGCCTAGCGCGGCCCCTGCTGCGCGAGCAGGGCGTCGACGTCAGCCTGCGAGTAGGTCTCGACGGGCGCGTCGCTGATCAGCGCGAAGCGCTGCCCCGCTTCGTCCCATCCGGGCGGCAGGGCGCCGATGCGGACGCCGTCCCACGCGTAGACCGTCGGGTTGTCGCCGCCTTTGATGAGCTGTGCCTTCGGCATGTCGTCATCCCCTTCGTCGGGTTCGGGTACGTAGCTGCCGCCCGCGGCCCGGGCGATGCATTCGGCGATTACGTCGGACTGCCGCCAGGTGCCCGACGACGTCGAGCTGCTCGGGCACCATCCGCCCTGCACGGACGTTGCCCGCGCCGGGTCGATCTTGCGGGTCGGCGCCCACGTCTGATGATTGAAGACGTCGCTCGGCGGGTTCCCGAAGCGGGCATTCAGCGCGTTGCTTCCGGCGAAGTAGGCGTCGACCTGCGCGACCGGCCACGCCTCGCCGACGCCCGAGTTCGCCGCTTCGATCGCAAACGTGCGGGCGTTCGCGCCGTCGAGCGGGACCGTGCCGCGTGACATGGCGAGCGGCCCGCCCTTCCCGGCCGTGTTCGCGGCGCCGGCAGCGATCGGCCAATAGCAGCCCGTGCGGTCGAGCAGCAGGTTGCCGACCGGCCCGTCGGGACAGGACACGATCATCCACGACAGGTCGTTCGCCGGGCTCGTGCTCGACGCCGTGTGATGCCACTGCACGCCGAGCGGCGCCGAAGGGAAGCCGCCCGAGCTTCGTGCTCGACGCTGCCAGCCGTTCGTCGTCGAGTTCTCGGCGACCCGACAGCCCGCGGCGCGCAGCACGTCGAGCATGTCCGTGTAATACAGCCCGGTCATGCGAGCGCCCCTTGCCGGCGCAGCCACCCGATCACGAGCGCCATCAGGTCGATGCCGATCTGCCGGTCGTCGGCGTCGAGCGCTTCCCACGCGGGCAGTCGGCTCGAAGCGATGTAGCGCCGGGCGTTGTGCAGCGTGCGGGCGAGCGCTTCGGGCTCGTCGGGCTCGGCGCTGACGATGTAGCCGACGATGGTTTCGCCGAGCGCGAGCGCGAGCTGCTGCTCGGGTTCGGTCAGCTCGTCCCACGTCGGCAGGTCGGCCGCGCCGGCCAGGGCGTCGATCTCGCGGCGCAGCCCGTGCAGCCGGTACGTCACCTGCTCGGGCGCGGGCGGCTCGTGATCGAAGGCGTCGTCGACGTCGAAGTCGCCGAAGACGTCGGTCACGGCTCGGGTTCCCACGGATGCGCCTGCACGGCTGCTGTCAGCATCCCGTCGGTGATCACGGACTCATCGGCGCCCGGGTTCGGCACGCCGCCAGCGACGGCCGACGCGTACGGCCCGGACACTGACGGGTCGGACGCGATCGCCCATCGCATCGCGTTCCACGCGGCGTCGGGACGCGTGACGCCTTCGGATGCGTAGGCCGCCATCGTGCGCGACGCGAGCGCCTGATCGCTCGTGCTCAGTGCGATTGTTGCGAATGACATTGGTTGCCCCCTAGGCGATGTCGGTCCGTTGGACGAAGAAGATGCCGGTCGCCGAGTAGTAGATCGTGATCGGCGTCGCTTCGGATGTCGTGAAGATGGTGCGCGTCCGGAAGCCTGCGTTCTGCCCGACGGGCACGTCGTAGGCGCTCGGGATCGTGATGTTCTGGTACGTCGCTTGGCGGGCGAACGTGTCGAAAGAACTCGCGACCACCACCGAGTCGTACACGCGGACGATGTCGCCGTGCCAGACGATGCCACTGCCGCCCCAACCTCCCGACGCCATCGCCAACACGGTCACGCGCACGGGGAACGTGAACGGTCCGAGGTTCTGCTGACCGTTGTCGAAGGTGCCATACACGGGCGACGAACCGCCCCCGTGAAAGAACGTGTTCCACACTTCGAGGCGCTGTCGCGCGAGTTCGTCGACGACCGCGTTGCCCCATACGCTCGTGATCAGCTCGCCCGACGCGACGTGCGCCGGCAGTCCGGAAGCCATCAGCCGTCCCCTTTCACACGGGCGTCGCCCATGTCGCTTGGTCCCAGTAGGCGCCGTCCCATCGCCCACCCGCCGCGGCGTACGGCGCGGCGAGATCGAGATTGATGTCAGCCGACCAACTCGACGGCGTCAGCTCGTGCACGACGCCCGTCGCGAAGTGCTCGGCGTCGAACACGAGCCCGCGCGGCTCGGGATATTGCAGCCGGCAGCGGTAGCGGCTCGGCGTGAACACGTCGACCGTCGCCATCAGGTCGAGCGCGGCATCGGTCGTGCGGGCGTCGAGCGACACGGATCGGATGCGCGGCGCCGACAGTGCCGAGCGCACGCGAAGGATGCGCTGCCCCAGCAGCGTGATCCTGTCGTCACGCTCGGTCAGTAGGTCGGTGCGCTCGAACGGCTCGATCCCGTACAGCGTCTGCCCTTCGGGATCGTCGAGCTGCTGCGCCGTCGCCTGGTCGCGCCCGATGATGACGCGGGTCGCCAGGTCGGCGCGGGCGAATGGTCGTTCCCACTGCGTCGGGCAGACGTCGGCGAGCACGCCCGGCACGACGACGTCGGGCACGGCCGGCACCTTCGGCACGATGGCGCCCGCGGCGAGTGCCCACGTGCGCCCGCGCGGGTCGACGTAGCTCGTGCCCGTGCCCGGGTAGTCGTTCGCGTCGAAGCGCCACACGAGCGCGTCGGCTTGCGGCTGCACGATCGTGACGCCTGTCGTCTGCCTGACCGTCATCGTCTGCCCGGTCGTGGCGCGGAACGTCGTCGCGCTCGACGGGTTCGCCGCGTTGTCTTCGTGCACGTCGAGCACGGCGGCGCCGCCGATGCCGTTGCGCACGATGGCGCGAGCGATGCGCCCGCCGAACGGGTTGTTACCCGTGCTCGGCAGCCCGAGCGTGACGGGCACGGTCGACGCGAACAGGGCGCCAGCCGGCGTCGACGCCGTGCCGAGCGACGACCACGTCGACGGGACGGTGTCGCTGTCGGGCGCCGTGTACATCGTGACGGCGCCGGTCGCGGCGACGCGGGTGATCCGCACCCATCCGAGCACGCCGTCGGACACGCCTGCGAGCGCGACGCTCACGAAGTAGCCCGTCGCGCCGTCGATCGAGACGCCGAGCTGTAGCCCGGTCGCCGTCAAGAAGACGACCCATGATCGCGAGCCGGGCGTGCCCGTGCCCCACTTCGCGAACGGCCCGACGGCGACGGCCGGCGCCCAGCTCGGCGGCGCCAGGCGCAGCGCGATGTCGATGTCGCCGGGCACGTTCAGCGGCGCGGCGCTCGGCGTCGACACGTCGTTTCCGGCGACGCCCGGGAACACGAGCCGCGCCCGTAGCCGTTCGAGCTGCGCCCAGTACAGCCGGCCCGTGCGCCCGGCGATGATTCCGCCGAGCAGCACGCTCGCCGTCGTGTCAGGGATCGCGGGCGGCGTGCCCCACGCCCGAGCTGTGCGCACGCCGTCGACGATCGACGTCGCTGGCAGCGACCCCTTCGACAGCTCGACGCCGACCGTGTGCGCGACGCCCGTCGACAGCGTGCCGCTCAGGGTGAGCGACGGCGCCCCGCCTGTCGTGTCGGTCGTCGAGCCGAAGGCGACGGCGCCCGACGTAAAGAGCATGTACTCGCGTTCGGTCGTCCCGCCCGGCCCTTGCTTCGAGACGACGCTCGGAAAACCCGACGCGGGGAAGGCGTCGAAGCGAGCCCGCACGGTCAGGCGCAAGGCGACGACGCCCGACATGTCGGACGTGTCAGGCGTCGAGACGGCGCCCTTCGTGAAGTCGAGATACCCGTCGACTTGCGGCGTGCCCGGGACCGTGTACCCGGGCGTGTCGGTCAGGTCGACGTTCCCGATCGTGCCGTCGGGCGGCGTGCCGGGCATGTAGACCTGCCAGTCGCGCGCCCGGTACACGACGTTTCCGTCGAGATCGCCGAACACGTTGCCCCCGCCCGAGTCGGCTGCCTGCCCGAGCATGTCGGCGAGCTGCCCGCCCATCGTCGTCGCGATCAGCGTGTCGCCGGTCGGCTGTAGCTGCGTCTTCGATTCCGGCCATGACGCCGCATCGAGCAGCCGGGCGATGCGCACGTCGACCGGATCGCCCGCGTACAGCGGATCGGGCAGGGGCAGCAGCTTCGCCCGGTTCACTTCGCCGAGCGCGTCGATGCACGACAGCTCGACCGTGTCGACGTCGGTCGGGCTGTACACGGGCGTCAGCGCGTCGATGAAGCCACGGAAGAGCCACCGCGTCCCGAGGTTCACGTGCTCGACGCCGACACGGATCGCCCGGCCCGGGCGCATCGTCAGCGTGCCGGGCTCGTCGGCGACGTTCGGGTCGGCCCAGCCGGTCGCGTTCCACACGACGACCGACGCCTGCCCGACGACGAAGCGATCGGTCGAGCGCTGCCGGCCGTACTCGCATCGGAACGTGAACGTGTCGCAGGCGACGTCACGCCATGCGGGCTCGGCGCCGCCCCACACGTCGCCGGGCGTGTCCCACCGCGCCTGGTCCCACAGCGCCGAGCGCTCGTCGACGTACGCGTACCCGATCCCGATCTGAATGATCGGACGGGCACGGTCCGTCCACGTGAATCGCGGCGTCGCCATCAGTCGCGCACGCCCGTGATCCGGATCGACTGCCCGACGACGATGTCGACAGGGATGCGCGGGCGCCCGATCATCTGCTGAATCTCGCCAGCCGTCGGGTAGTCGGCGACGTACACGGTCGCCGGTACTCGCGGGCGCATGGCGCCCACGCCGTTGATGGCGTCGACGGCAGGCTTCGTGTCGGCCGTGAGCGTCACCTTCGGCGCCATCGCCTGCGCGATCGCGCTGATGATTGCCATGGTGATCAGGGCTGCCGCGATGTTCGCGTTGACGTCGATGATCGGCTTTGTCTTCGTCGCCGTCTGGTCGACCTGCCCGACGGCGGCGAGCCCCTGCTTCGGGTCGCCGTCGATCGGGACGGTCGCGTCAGTGCCTTCGGCCGTCTTGGCGACGCCGTCGACTGCCTTCGTCGCGGCGGTCGGGTCGCCTTCGATCGGCTGCACGGCCGGATGCGCCGCGGCGTAGCTCGACATAAACGCGTTCGCTTCGGCGATCGCCGCGGGATCGGTCACGGGCTCGAACGGCACGTCGATGCCAGCTTCCTGCGCCTGCCAATTCGCGATGGCTTGCGCGGCCGACGCCGACAGCGTGCCGGCGTCGATGGCGAGCCCGATCGACGCAGTGAACGGCGTCTCACCCGACACGCCCGTCACGGCGGCGATCGTCGCCTTCGCCCGGGCGATCGCATCCTGCGACACGGCCAGGTCGATCGTCGCCTTGACGTCGCCGAGCCCGAGCATCTCGGCGACCTGCTCGGACGTGAACTTTCCATCGAGCGCCTTCGTCACCTGGTCGACGTAGTCGGACGCCATCGTCTGCGCCGCTTCCGGCCCGCCTGTCGCGAAGGCGTCGGCGATGCGCTCGCGCACCTGCCCGCCGATCGAGTCGAGCTTGTCGAGCAGGGCGTCGGCGCTCGTCGCGTTCGCGAGCACGTCGCCGACATTCACCTTCGACAGCTCGGCGGGCAGCTCGCCGATCGCGATCGCGATGTCGCGGACGTTGCTCTTCGCTTCGGCGAAGCCTGCGACGTCGCCGAGCAGCGACGTCATGATGCCCCCGCGCTGTGACCACACTGACGCCTGCGTCACGAGCGCGGCCAGCTCGTCGTTCGCGCCAGCCACGGCGATGGCGTGCTGCTTCGCGGCTTCGGTCGCCTGCTCTTGCGCCTGCCGGGCGTCGTCGAGCGCCTGCTTTTCCTCTTCGAGCCGCTGCTTTTTCTCGTCGCTCGACTCGCCGAAAAACTCATTCATGACCGTGTCGTTGGCGGTCGCCTTCGCGTGATCTTCCTGCGCCTGCGTCAGCGTTTCGAGCATCTGTTTCTGCTCGTCGGCCGACAGGTTCGTGTGCGACAGCGCTTCGGCGAACTGCGCCAGGGCCGGCGCGCCGCCTTCGATCAGCGCCGTCCAGCGGTCGACGGTCACGCCCGCGTCGGCGAGCGCCTTCGTCATGTCCTTCGTCTCGTCGGTCGACAGCCCGAGCAGGTTCGTCAGCAGGTGCACGCCGACGCCCGTCGAGTACCAATGCGAGTCGAGTTCGGCGACCGTGTTGCCGAGCATCGACTGCGCCCGCGTGACGTCGAGCGTGACCTTCCCGAGATCGCGCAGGGCGTCCGCGTAGTTCTCGGATGCGTCGCCGCCCGACTGCAAGGCGTCTTCCCACATGCCGACCGACTGCGCGCTGCGTTCCTGCGAATCCGAGAAACGGCCCATGATGTCCGATAGGCCCTTCGTGATCAGCGACAGCGCGAGCATCGGCCCGGCGACGGTCGCCATCGACTTGAACGCTGACGCCAGCCCTTCGCCGTCGAGCGTGGCGTCGGCGAAGTACTCGCCGAGCTGACCGATGCCGACGCCGAGATCGCCGACGACGCCGACGGCTTCGCCCATCGACTGCGCCGAGTTCCCGACCATGTTCGCCAGCGCGCTGCGCGAGCTGTCGGCGGACTTATTGACATCGTCGAGCTTCGTCGCCAGCCCGGGCGCGATCGAGTCCAGCTCTTTCACGCCTTCGGCGCGCACGTCGCCGAGCCCCTTCAAGCTGACGGCGAGCTTGTCGGCATCCTGCGTGATCTCGTCGAATGACAGCCCCATGCGCGACAGTGAGGTCAGGGCGTCGCCGACTTCGAGCCCGCTGCCCGCCGCCTTTAGGGCGCGCTGTAGCTCTTCGGCCGCGATCGCCGCCGAGTTCAGGTCTTCTTTTGTCTGCGAAGCGACCTTGTCGAGCGACGCGGCGAGCTTGTCGCCCGCGGTGGCGCCGTCGCCGAGTTCGTCGTCGACCGTGCGCATCGCCGAGCGCACGGACGTTTCGAGCTTGCGCAGCCCGGCAGCGGCGTCGGATGCGTCGATGCCGATCGTGTAGGTCAGGTCACGCGTCGCCATCAGCCGGCCGCCTTCGTCATGGCGGCGTCGGATGCCCGCTCGACGACGTCGGACAGCTCGGCGTCGAGCCGGTCGGTCGCCTGCCCCCAGTAGTCGTGTCCGCTCGTCGAGCGGCGATGAGCGTGGGCGCCGATGACGTCACCCTTCGCCGCGGCGAGCACGTCGCGCCGGCGCGGCTTGATGTCGTAGGCGCGGTGTCCGCGGGTCACGACCGTCCACGGGCCGGCCGGCGCCCCGTACAGCTCGACGACCGACGTGACGGCCGTCGCGGTGACCCGAGACTTGACGCCGAGCCGCGTGCCCATCATGCGCAGCCCCTTCGGACGCGAGCGGCGCACGTCGTCGAGGATGACGCGTCGCGCTTCGGACGCGACAGCCTTGCCGGCGTCACGCTGTGCCTGCTGTGCGCCCCGTTCGAGTTCGCGGGCGACGCCTGCCAGGTCAGGGCCGGACTTCGCGACCGTGAAATTCACACGGTCACGGCCCCTTGCCCGTCGCCCATGCCGTGCCCGACCAGTGCATCTCGCCGCCCGTGCCGGCCGTCGAGCCCTGCACGTACTGACCGGTCGTCCACGCGCTGGCGGGCGATGCGGTGACGCCTGCCGACGTCGCGCCGGCAGCGTTCGCGGGTGGCGTCGAGCCCGACGGCGTCCACGTGCCAGGCGTGCCCGCGGTGGCGCCCGTCGCAGCCGTCGAGCCGGCGCCCGTGATCACGCGGTTTGTCGTCGCGTTCCCGACCCACATGTCGGGCTTACGCGTGACGGGCAGCGACAGCGTCGCCGTCAGCGTCACGCGGGCGTCGCCGCCGAAGGCGCCGGCCACGATGCGCGCACGGCCGATCGCAGCGGGCGGGTTCCCGTCGCCGTTCAGCCCGAGATAGAAGTACGCCTCGCGGGTGTCGTGCTCGAACAGGTACGCGGTTACGGCGTCGAAGGTCGGGTCCTGCAAGACGGTCGCGTCGAGTGAGTAGCTCGTGACGCCGACCGACGTCGTCGTGACTTCCGGCCCGCAGAATGTCGCGGGCGTCGTGTCGGTCGTCGTGTTCGGCGACGCGGTCAGCGCGGCCGACGTGACCTGACATGACAGGTCTTCGCCGGTCGCTGCGCTCGCCGTGTAGTCGGCGATCGTGACGGTGTCGACGCCTACGCCGCCCGGCGCCTGCCATGCGGCGTCGTCGCCCGAGCCGACGAGCGTCAGCGCCAGCACGCCGTTTTCGATCTTGAAGACGTTGCTACTCACAGTCGAGCCCCTTCCGCGGTGACTAGTGACGGCGCGCACATCGTGATCGCCTGCACAAACATTTCGACTCGCAGCGCATGGGCGCGCAGCGACGGCCCGCCGACGTCGAGCGCGATCGGGCGTGACGTCTGCGGGTCGCCGCCCGCGCGGACTGCTGCCGTCCACACGCGCCCGAGCAGGTCGTCGAGCCCTTCGACTTGCGGACGAACGGCGCCGTCCCACACGAGCACGACAGGGAAGGTGCACAGCACGATGCCGGCGCCGATCGACGTGTCGATCGACAGCTCGACGGCGTCGAGATACACGCACGGCGCGACGAGCTGCGCCGGGCTCGTGCGATGCACACGCCAGGGCGTCGGCGAGCTGGCGACCAGCGCGTCGTACAGCTTCGTGCGCTCGTCGGCGACCGTCATGCGATTCCCCTGCGGGCGCGGTACTTCGCGAGCTGCGAACGCACACCGCGGAACACGTCCGACGACAGGCGCAGCACGGCGCCGTCGACCGACCAGGAATCGGTCACGCCGAACGGCGCGTCTTTGCGTCGGTACAGCTCGACGGTCAGCGTGACGACGGCGTCGGTCACGGCGACGGCGAGCGTCGTCGGCACGTCGGCGGCGTCGTAGTCGAGCTGCTGTGACGCCAGGTCGATCGCGACGACGGCCGCCTGCTCGATCCGGTCGGCGTCGATGTCGGCGGAATCGAGTCGCAGCACGGCGAGCGCGGCGTCGGCGACGGCTTGCGCGTCGAGCGGCAGCGGCGCGGGCGGCGTGACCGTGTTCGTCATGGCGCGACGCCGCCCACCCATCCGGTACCCGACCAGGTGACCCGACCGGGCGCGCCTGCGAGCGCGGTCTGCACGTACTGACCGGTCGTCCACGCCGACGTAGGCGACGCGGTGACGCCCGTCATGCCGGCCAGGTTCGGCGCCGGATCGCTGCCGGCAGGTGTCCACGTGCCCGGGATGCCGGCCGTCGCGCCGGTTGCCTGCGGCACGTTGTCACGGTCGGCGCCGCCCCATATCGGCGACAGCCCGACGCACTGCCGGTTCGGGTCGTCGTACATCGTCACGACGACGTCACGCCTTGGTGATCTTGACGATGCCGGTCGGCTGCAAGATCGGCAGCGCGAAGTGCCCCGCGTAGGCGACCTGCGTGCCGAGCACGGACGGCTCGACGACCTGCAACGCGCCGATCCGATCCTCGTAGCACTCGACCGCGTTCGAGCTGATCACGAGCGCGGTGCCGGCCGCCAGGGCGCCCGACACGACAGGCGTGATACCCGAGATCGACGGCGCCGGCCCTTCGCCGAAGAGCCCGGCCGACATGCCGGCCGACTGCGAGTTCTGCGGGTTGACGCCCGGGAAGAGCGGCCCGAGCAGCCCGAGCATGTCGGGCGCCACCGCGAGGACCAGTCGGCCCATCGGCGTGCGTGCCGTCCACATGTTGCCGAACACGAGCCCCGCCGCGGCCCACAGCGCCGCGGCGATGTTGTCGGCTGTCGGCGCCGCGGGGATCGTCGGCCCGGCCGTCGCGGCCGCGGTGAGATCGACGCCCGTCGCCTCTTCGGTCTCGAATGCATATTCGGATGTCAGGTCGGCGATCACGATATCGAGCACCTGCGGGACGGACCAGTCCACGTTTTGACGAGAAATATTCACGTAGCCGCCATATGTGTCGCCGTCGAGCGCGATCTTGTCGATCACCATTTTGCGACTTGCCAGCTCGGTCTTCTCGGCAGATTGTTTCGAAACTGAAGTATGTTGCGTCACCCGCGGGCGCGACCAGCTACCGGCCGGAAGCTGCTGCACGCCGATCGCCGTCACGAGCGGGCGACCGAAGTCGAGACTCTGCAAGATCGGCCCGAGCAGCCGCTCGGGCAGCAAGCCCGGGTTATCGCTCGTCGTCTGATGCGCGGCGGCGCGGTGATACACGTCGAGCCGACGCACGACGTCTTCGTCGTGGGACAGGTGAGCGCGAATGTGATCGCGCATGTACTCGCCAGCCGACCGGTACTCGATCGACGTCGGCAGGTTCGCCGGGTTACGGGCCGCGGCGAAGGCTTCGGTCAGCTCTTGCGTGCGACGTGTCGACTCGACGGCGATACGGGCGCCGTCGCGCAGCGGCACGAGCTGCTGCTCGATCGCCGTCATGCGCTCGGCGGCGCGCGTGTACAGCGCCATTTCCTGCTCGTTCAGGTCGCGCCTAGCTTCCTGCGCCGACTCGACGAGCTGATCTTGGAACGCGCGGCGCTCTTCGAGTTCGGATTGCAGCCGCGCGAGCATCGCGTCTTGTGCGCCGGGCATGGGCGCCCCCTTCGTGAGATCGGTACGTCACACGTCGGTCGCCCGCTGCTGCGCCCGGTCCCTGACCGTCACACCTGCGCAGGTAGCGCCATCGCTTAGGCGCGGACTCTACGTGTTCCCTGACGGCTCGTCCAGTGCCAGTCCCGCGTTACGCATCGCCCGTTCGAGCAGCACGCGGTCGAGGTTCGGTGTCGGCACCCGCGCCGACGCGGGCAGG